AATTCGCAATTATTTTTAATGTTGAACGCTTTAATTTCATGCCAAAATTTAGTCTCACCTTTAATCATTTTTTAAGCTAAGTGAGGTGTATTAAAGCTAATCAATTTTCTTCATAACTTCACCCATATTCCATTTGGATTTATAGGTAGTTAGAACCAATCTATGAGTCTCCCGCACTCCTAACAGTTTGTTTTCCATCAACTTAATATCTTTGATGTCATACATTTGACCGTCGGGCATACAGATTTGAACTCTTGCTTCCTGGGCAACCGGAGATTTAAAAAACTTATCCAGCGCCATTCTAAACATCTTTCCTGTAACCATTGTAGCTTGAATATATACCAAAAATATATTATATTGCAAGTATGGGTTTACCAAAAAGACTTACAGAAAAACAAATTAAATTTGCTAACTTAGTTGTCTCAGAAGAAGGCAGAAAAACAAATACTGAGTGTGCAGTAGAAGCCGGATATGATGAGAATTCAGCTTATGTATCCGCTAGTAAATTACAGAATCCTTTACTCTATCCTCTAGTCACTCAATACATAGGAAGACTCAGAGCAGAGAAGATAAAAAAGTATGATATTACTTATGAGAAACATTTAGCAGAACTAGGTAAGATTAGGGACGAGGCTCGTATTAATAAGGCCTGGAGTGCTGCGGGTAATATGGAAATAGCTAGAGGTAAAGCCGGTGGTTTTCAAAACAATACCAACTTACACCTACATAAAAATTTAGATAACGCAGATGAGTCCGAACTGGACAAAATGTTAGAGCAAGCCTTGAAGAATTACAAACCTATCTTTGATAGCAAAGCTGAAGTTGTTGAAGCTGAAGTCGAAGCCGAAGAGATTAAAGAGTAATTTTCTTAATAGATTGTATTACTGCAGTAGGAATTATACAAGTGTTACCAATTGTTTCAAACGTAGGCTTATCTTTATTCAAAATATAATCAGTAAATATTCTAGTGATTCCTTTACTTTGACTAAGTAAGTAACCTTTTGATACACATACTGGCAACTCTTCTTTTTTTAAATCTTTAGTATTACTCCAACCTGCATCGCCTTCAATATCCAACCATTGTATCTCTACAAATGGATAAGCAGATATATCATTACCCAAAGCTTTGGTGTTAAGAGGGATAGTTTTTTTATTTTTAGTTCTCTTCTTTTTCATAATCTCACTATATCACGTATAGGTTTTTTCTCTAGGCAACTTTTTTATAAAAAAACATTTCTTATGCGCGCGTACGGGTTTGCTAGAAGTGTTGGTATTAGCCAATAATAGTATTTTGTAACCACTGTAACCACATTGTAACACGATTTTGTTACAAAATTATCGTCTATTAGTGTTGGTATTAAAGAATAATAGTGTTTCAAAACCGATTGTAACCATTGTAACCACGATTTGGAAATTGAAAAACAAAAAAACTTTTCTGGCAAATAAAGTCTATACATAAAAAACTGCCTTATTTCAGACACAATCTACGCAATATTCCTTGTTTTTGCTACTTGTCCAGCCATATAACGAATTGTTACAATCTTTTGCCTTACACACTGTAACACCTTTGCCGTGGTCCGTGTTCAACCCTACTGTGGCCGTGCTGCCTGTCAATGCCTCAGCCCCAGGATAGTCTTTCAACTTACCTTTAAACACTATTCTATTTTTTATCGACATTTTATTTCTCCTTTTCTTTATTGTTTATCTTCCTCGTATTCAGGTATGTCTTCTATAGTTATCAAGTAATAATATCTTTTACCTTTATAATGTCGGTACATACGTAAAGTTGCATGACCTGTATATAAAGCGTCTTCTTGATAGTTATTTAAGGTATCATTAAAATCATAAGGTTCTCTACCTTCTCTATAATTTAAAGGTGCCCCAGACTTATGTTTTTTTATATCAAAACTTGTCGCACCATAAACAGATTGAAAGTAATCATCTTTTATATTTTTTCTTTTACCTTTTAATTTAGAATTATCCTGAGCATTTATAGCATCTTCAAGTCCTGAAAATCTTACATCTAAAAATCTATTTTCTATAGATGCATACTTAGCCCGTGGCATTGTTTTTCCTCTTTTTTTCATTAGTTCCACTTTCCCATTAATTCTCTCCAGTTTTTATCAAATTGATCTTGAAGTTTATAATTATCTTTGTACCAAGTTTTTTTCATTAAATGATTTACCCATGCAGTATGGCCTTGCATTTCTACATCTACTTCATAACCATTTCTTTTATAACCCATAAAATCTGGATATAATGTTATCGTCATATTTTTCTTATTTGTCTTCACTAATTCCTTCATACTTACTCCCTTTCTTTTTTGTTTAACTTACTTTGTTTATGAGACTCAGCTAACTCATCAATTTCTTTTTTACCAAAGATTCTGTTCCAAGACTCGGTATAAGCGTCATTACTAGGTCTAGATATACCATCCCAGTCTTTAGCTTTCTTTAAACTGGCATTAAACTCTTTTTTACTTGTTGTCATATTTTAATATATATTTATTTTTTCCAATATCTTCATCTAATACTTTTTTTATCTCGGAGGTGTTTCCATTATAGGTAACTATTCCTCCATTTAACTTATACTCCACAAAAAATGTATTTTCTCTTTCTCTTTGTAATGTTATTTTTCTCATGTTACTCCTTTCTTTAATGTACTGTTTGTATAACATCCCACTCTGGTACTACACCATACATACGATAAGTTAATTGTTTAAAATCATATAGATCCAATTTATCAAAATTCATCTCAGGTAACTTTTGTCGTAGTTGTTCTCTAACATCCCACCATTCTTCTGGAGAAAAATTTTCTAGACCAGATCTAACTTCGTCATAGGTATAATCTTTTATTACCATTTTTATCTGTTTATGTAGTTGAGTAGGAGTAAGTATTTTCTTTTTTCTAGGCATATTTTTATTTTATCATATTATAGTTCTGTTTCAAGTACCGCTATAACCTCGTCAGCCGTACGTTCTCTGTCAGTTACTACAATAATTGCGTCTTTTATCTCATCAACAGTATATTTTTTAGTATTTCGCTCTTTCTCTACCTCTAATTTTAATTTATCAGTTTGCTCAGTCATTTTTTTTCTCCGTTAAAAAATTATCAGCTTCTTCATCACTGCTAAAAACAAGACAACTATCACAACGTTCTGTATGCGGATAGTAGTAGGGATCTTTTGGATCTGTAATACCACTTGCTTCTACTTCTGTAAAATAACCTAAACCTTCGCAATCTTCACATTTATTTTTCATATTATTCCTTTCATTAGTTATAGGTTAATATAGGACTAGAAACCATTTCTGTCAACTATCTTTTGCAATTCTTTTTCCTTGTAGTATTGCCCTACTCTTGTCCACCATTCGTTCGCGTAATGTTTGAATTCTTCGCCTTCTACGCGAAACTCTTGGTATAAAAAATCTTTAGTACACATTAGAATAATTCCAAACTGTATGTTAGTTCCATAGATTTGGTTATGAGCAATTGCATAAGCTGCTAATTGTAAATAGTAATCCGTGATCCATTCTTTACGTTTAGGTTTATTTGATTGTTTAAAGTCTATAATTGCTTCCTTGCCCTCATAGATACCAGCGCCATCGGTTGCACCGGCATACATATCAGGATAAAACAAAGTTCCTTCACTGCACCATAATTCATCAATTTTACCGGTCAATCCCTGGTCCACGATTATTTTAGCCATTTTCATGGCCTGTAAGCCATTCTCAGTAAGGTCTATGATAAATTTGTCCTCCATGTAGTGCTCAAGTATATTGTGCATGGTAGTGCCTCTGTGAGCCGCGTCCTTAGTAATCTTATCCGCAGCTTCATGGCCAATTCTATCCCTCCAGGCGCCCAATGACGCTTGCTTCTCCTTACTCTGTGTAGCCGATAATATAGTAGTCACACTCGGTAGTTTCTCTTCCTTTAAGATGTAATGACGTTTGCCATCTATAATTTGTCTTGAAGTCTTAGGGTAATGAAACTGTTTATTCCATTTTATTTTAGCTGTTTCAGTCATTGCTTTCTCCTTTTGTTATTAATTTATATGTGTGTTTTAAAATTGTGCTCATAGGGTCTATGTCTAGATCTTTAGTACATCCACTTAGCAATAGTATTAAGATGATATATTTAATCATTTTATTTTCCTGTTAAGCCAGTTTTAATTTTTTTTCTTCAGTCAATATTAATTTTTTATTTTTTAAATCTTCGTTGAATAGATGCATTTCTTGTTTTTTTAAATGATCTTCATTTAAATCTACTTTAGTAAAAACATCGTTAAAACCAGTATTAATTAATTTACTTAAAACTTCAGGATGCTGTAATTTTCTAATAGCTGCTTTTTCTATTTGTCTTACTCTTTCTCTACTTGCTTGAGGATGTATTTTTAAACCAGTCTCTTCAAGAGTATGATCGGTATTCATACCAATACCATAACGCATTCGTAAAACTGCTTCATATCTAGGACTTAGATACTTTGAAAAAATTTTATCTAAGTTAAATTGAATATCTTTTTCTATTACTTTCATCTCTAGATTTTTAACAGGATTTACTAATTGTAAAAGTTCTTGTTCTTTAACTTTTATTTCATAACTATTTTTAGCAAAACCTTTTAATTGTTTTTCTGTAAAAGCTTCTTCTACAGTCATATCTAAAGCCTGCAATAATTGATTAGCTGTATTTGTTAATTGTCCTTCTTTTCTTTTTTCTAAAAATGGTTTTACTTTACCACTAATGATCATTGAAGTATGTTGGTATTGTAATTGATTTTGTTTACAAAACTGCAGTACACTTACATAACCCAATTCCTCTATCTTAGATAATATTCTGTCATTTCTTATTGTTATTTTTACTCTATAGTCATTCATTATTTATTCCTTTCATAGGTTGTTGTGGTAGTTGTTGGTTTAACGGCAAATATCGCAGGATCAAAAGAAACCGAACCAACTCAGGCATTGCTGCCGAGAATCTACCACTATCCTCTATGATCGTCTCTTGTCCTATTCTGTAATTTTTATTAGTCATTATTTACTTCTTTTCCAACTCTTATAAAATTTTTCCAATCATCCGGAGTACTATTTTTTTTTCTATCATTACATCCACCACAACAAAAAATAATATTATTGCTTTGATAGGTTAGTTTCGGGTCCCAACGATCGATACTGAAGTTATTATGATTTTGTGTACTACGACCTAAATAACCCTTACCTCTAGTTCCCCTTTTAGTTACAAACGTGAAAGGCTTTTCACAATATCTACAAAGTCTACCGTCCGTTTTTGGAAATTTTTCTTTCATTATAATAATATGATTCATATACAATCTCCAAAATTCTTTTTTGTCCATAGACTTATGTGCTATGTGGCCACCGTACCTTATTACACTAGGTTTAAATCTTCTTGAAATAGAAATTGTTACAAACCCACGTTCCGTGTTCATGTATTCATAGTCTTTTTGTACTCTTCTAGCGTCAGTTTTTCTAGGATCATTAGGATCTTTATAAGCCATTCTTCTCCAAACAAATTTTATTTTGTCCTTGGTCCATGATCTCAAAGCCATACAACTTTAATACATCTCTAATGAGTTGCATATTATATTTAGGAAAATCATCGAAGACGTACCTAGTAATAGGTGCTGCACGATTTGCAAACCAAATACATTCCGTCATGACATCTTTAGTCATGTGTGGACCATCGAAGTGAACAAAAGAATATCGACTTGCTCGATGAGCAGAACCATCCATAAAAGAAGTATCGGTTTCATTAACTAATGCGAAACGTCCAACCCTAATATATTTATCCATGTCCTTGATTAATTGATCTCTCATCTCATTAGTGTAATCACATTGATAAGAATCAGTGTCATCGTAGTGTTGGTATTTTAAATTACCATAAGGATCGACACCAATATGGATATAATTATTAATAACGTTATCCATAATAATAGCTGAACCCAGTCCTTCACGAACTCCAATCTCACAGGATTTAAAACCTTGGCAATCAAATCCTTTAGTCCATTTTTTAAGTAACTCATAGTCTCCACTGTCTCCTCTGATCATTGTATACTCTCCGTTTCATCGGTTGTCTCTTCTTCTAAACCTTCTGGAATTTCTCCTTGAGAATTGCAAAGGTCACATTGAACAGTGACCTCCTCTCGAGCAGTTTTGTAAGGGATCCTTAAAAATCCGTTTCCCTTACACTTAGTGCAAACTATATATCCAGCCTTCATGATGCAGCTTTCACATACACACCTTCCGGTGTTAGCTTAACTTCTTTGTCTGGAGTTAAGACCAAAGGTTTTTCTTTGTGATCATAAAGTGATGCATCCACATATTTAAACGCATCATTGATGTCGATCATAATATGAAACTTATGAACCATAGGTTGACCATCTTGATTGTCTTCCATCATCTCTGAGGCTACTTTGTATTTAAAGATCTGATCTAAAGAATCAGCTTCTTTAACTACTTGGTTTATGTACTTTGACTTTTTTACTAAAGTGTACTTCATTACTTTTTCCTTTCGTGGGTTAGTTATTTTTTTAGTTTTCCATTTAGTTTCTTTACTTCCTTGTTGACAAGAATAGTCACTACTTGAGCACGTGAGATATCGGGATCATCAGGTACCAAGATTTTGCCTATCTTTTGTATTTTTGAGTACACATCTAATTTAAGAGATATGTTTTTGTACTTATTAAAGTCCGTCATTTGTTATAACCTTTCATTTGTTAATTAAACAATACCCTATAAAATATGTTATATTGTGTCAAGAATTATTTTAAATAATTTCTTCTTCTTTACAAGAAAACTTAGTGTAAGCTTCCATGCTGTTAACCCATTCTGGGTCAAATTCTGTCATCAATGTGTGTGAGTAATCATAGCCATATACTATGCAATTATGATAGTCATCAAACAATACTTGAGGTGTAGGTATAACTTTGCATTGGTTTCCTGCTAAACCCGAACATAAAACCATAAATAAAACTACTTTGATCACTTAACCTTGACCTTTGTAACGCTTTTGAGATTTCTGCCTTTTTTCTGCCTTATTTAAATTTTTCTTGTGTTGTCGAGGTCCTCGTTTTTTAGGCTTATCTCTTGTCTCAAATGATTTAAATTTTTTAGCCAACGACTTTACCATCCTTCCATTCCATATCTGGAAGTCCTTCGCTATATTTTTTACCATCAAAAGTCAAAACTTGTTTTCTGTTTGAATCTGATTGGTG